AGAAACTATTTATCGAGTAATATGTAGTAGAGCATATTATGGTATATTTAAATTGATTGAGGATTTTTGTAAAGAGAATACTATAGCTATCCCTAATAAAGATGACTCAGGGAGCAAGTTAACATCACACAAAAAAATAAAACATTATTTAAATGCTCGAAATACGAGGTTAAAACGTTTAATTAGTCGATTATATACTGCAAGAATAAGTGCAGATTATAGAAGAAATACAAGAATTACATATATATTAGCAGAGCAATCCATAAACAATGCTAAACAAGCAAAAAACCTGTTTGATCGAGACAAAGAAAATTGGATTTAAGGATTGTTAAAATTAAACAAATTTAAGGACATGTTAGAGGACAACTTATGAGTAAAAAGTGGCTGGTAAATCAGTCAGATCAAACAAAGGTGCTTGATATTGTAGAGCATCTTCTTAAAAAACATCGAAAGGCATGGGAAATTCTTGCGAACTGCTAATCAAATAAAAAGCCCGCTGGGTGCGGGCTGCGTTAGTAATTTGTTACGTAATTTTAATTACAGCTTCTCTCAAATTCTCGGCTGCTTTTCTAATTTTTTCAATTCGATCTGGTTCTGCTTTTTTATATGAAGTCTCAAACAATCCGCCTGTTGATATCATGCGAAATCTAATCAATTTTCTCTCTATACCATAATGAATATACTGGCTTTGAGGTAATTGCCTTAAATCTTGACCTAAATATCTAAAATTACTTTTAATTAAATCTTCAAGATCACAATTTTGCCCTTCTTGTCTCCAATAAGATGATGCCTTACTCTCCAACTTTTCAATGCGCCTACATATTTCCTTAATATCATCATTTAAAAAAGTCCTGTTCAGCCTGTCATTCACCGTCTTGCGAGATACAAAGTAAGAAAATATTGCAGATAATACAGCCGAAAGTATAGGAATTAAAAAATCTTTTAGCGATATTGATGATGACATTATTTAATTTACTTTTTTAGCCTATTTATCGTTATCTTCTACTGCTCCTTCGATGTACATCCATATTTCCTCTTCGTATGTTTTGAGTGATTTATCTTCGTATCTAAATTTAAGTTTGCTTTGCATTTCTTTTACTGTGAAATATTTTTTTCTTATAAGACCTCCAAATGCTTCCTCTAAAAAAGAAGAACCAAAGCCCATAATACCATCTATATTAATAATAACTTTATCGCACTCCTTTAATTTAGGCACTAGACACTCTTCACGAAATTTTTCACCAGAATAAGGTCCATCAGAGTTATATCTTCCTGATGGATATTTAGTAAAATCATTAACAAAATTTATAATACATTCCTTCATGTTACACCCTCCACTATTTTAAAAAAAGAGACCACTCGATAAATGTCCCCCCAAGTGGATTATCTCTTTTTATACATTTTTCACAATCGTTACCATTCAAATAACTTTTTCTATATTCACCATTACCGCTAATTATTCTTATTTCTCCCTTATGAAATTTTATAAAATCAAGAAGCTGTTGCAGACCTTTCCCCCTATAACTTTGTTTTGTTCTTGTCTTGCCAACCTCCAAAGCAGCTTTTATCATGTTTGCATCATGAGGTTCTAGTTTACGCGATTTAAGTAGTTGAAGGCATTTGTCTATTAAACCCGAGGAAGGTAAAGTCGCAGGAATGCCGACTCCTTGATCATAAAAGATTATGTTTATCTCCCCTGTTCTTCGATTAAATGAGCCAGTAAGCCACCATTGATTTTTTAATTGATATTTATAGTTGAAAGTATCAGGATAAGCATGTTGGACAACATTAGTCATTGCTTCAGTTAATGCGGTGTATAACCTTCTCTCATCATATCTATCTCCAATTATGGGGGCTATCGCTTTTATTAATCGTGCAACAAGTTCACCATGTGATTCTCTCCCTGTAATAAACTTGATAAATTTTAGACTTCCTTTCTTACTTTTTATCTTCCTATCTTTCTTTTTTATATTAAGTAATTCAAAAATTCCTAATTCATGGAATAATCTTCTAACATCTTTTTCCCAAGCGTTTATTTTCCACGGCTTTAGTTTGAACTTGAACAGTCTACGCCATCTATCTAATTCGGCCGCGAGTATTAATGCTGCGCCTGATGATAATTTCCTTATCGGCTCAAAATCAACAGCAAAACGCCCTTTATTCCCAGAAATAGTTTGTTTGAGTTTATAAATAAATTTAATCACCTCGTCAAAATTTTCTTTTAAGCATAAGTTCCCTGGGGCTTCTATGGTTTCACGTATTGGTTTAATTATTTTTCTTTTTCGACGCTTGTGTGGATTTCTCTTTCGCCGTTTTTCACAGTAAAACTGATGTCTTATTAACCATTCTCTTCTTTTTGGTGTTAAGCGCTTCATATCTATTCTGGTTTCCGGCAGCCAGAAATCACTTTTAAGGTTTAACCATCCAAGTATCTATAGCCAAGTTATAATTTTTAATTACCGTATTAAGTCTGATCCAGTATTTATAATCCCTTTCTTGCTCTAAAATTAACACTATTCCTGGTCGTTTTCCTGTTTGTAGGCCATAATAGAGGGCTTGACCTATAGCTTCAGCCCACTTGGGACCGAAATCAAATTCTATTGCATGGGTATCTGTTAGGCAGTCGCATCGGGTGCGGTCTGGCAGGGTTACTTCAGTTTGGCCGCTATGTTCAGCGCACCATTGGTTTTGATAGTATTTTTCGGGATGCAAATGTTTTGCGTGGGCAAATTGTGGCGGGAAAATTAATAGAATTAGCGCGACACATAACCTTATTAGCATTTTGAACATTATTTAACCTTCATTTCTTACTCATGTCGCTCCAGGCCCAGACAACACGTCCAATAACTGCCTTTTTAATGTCATTGTCGTAATCTATTTTCAGGTTATAAAAGTCAGGCGGATATTGCGGGTTGTCCGAGTAAAAAACGATAAACTCTTGGCCATCCTTTACCTGTATTCTTACCCGTTTAATGGCCAGGGCACAATCTGGTGCAGGTTCTCTGATTAGATAAATATTCCCGGGCGGCTCCTTGGGGATAAAGTCGCTCCGGTCTATCAATACAATATCTTTCGGGTGCAGGGTTGGCTCCATGCTGTGCTGGTTTTTGCCGATCTCTACAGCTACCAGGTTTGATCTGTGTCTGACAGATTCATGGTTACGCCATACCAAAACCCAGCTTTGAATGTCTTCTTCCGGAATAATACCTGGCCCAGCAGCAACAGGCATCGAGGCCAGGGGAACAGCTAAATAATCATCATCTACAGGCCCATCAATCTCTTCTGCGTTAACAATTTTCGGATTTACAAAGTGGACTTCACGGGAAGCGTCGGCTTCTTCAAAGGTTATTTTAGCTCCTGCTGCTTCAAGTAACCTACAGAAAAGTTGCAGGTTTTTCTGACGCTCTCCTTTTAAAATTTTCTGAACATAAGAAACCTTCCGCTCGCCAAGTAACTTTGCCAAACGATATGGTTTCCCCTCAAATTTTTTTGAAACTACAGTTTGTAGTCCATGAATAATGTCTTCGTATAATCCCATATTAACAGCCATACCACTCTCTCCTTAATTTTCTAGTATTTAAAAATTTACCTCATCTTGACTTTAGGTTGCCATTTGTATACTATTGGCACCCATGAACGTAGCTCAAGACATAAAAAAATTCCTTCATCTATCAGGATGGTCAGCTTCTAAATTAGCTAAAGAAGCAAATGTTCATAAATCCAGCATCACCCGTCTCATAAACGGCCAACGGAAGTCCATCCGCACTGACACGCTGCAAAAGCTATGGCCTTATTTATATGGTGAAAAGTCCCCCCTAAACAATACCCCAAAGGAGAATCCATGGGACACGACTTCAAAAATATGACCGCTAAACAGGCTTTGACCCTGGCGAAACTCCTTTCTGGCAAGACTTGTGAAGATATAGCCGAGGAAACCGGCTTTCCTTATCAATCCATAAGACAATATTTCAAAGAACATGAAACCAGGTATTTCCCTGGCATCCACCGGATCCCCGCCTTATGCCGTGCCCTGGGCAACAACATCCTCATAGAGTGGCTACACGCTCAACTGGAAATTCCTTCCCATCATCCAAGCATCACAAAAGGTTCTGAACTCCTGAAAGAATTAAATCGCCTGTCCAGCGAGCTGGGCGACGTGGCGCGGGTAACAGGAGAAGCTCTCCAGGATGGCAAGGTGGATCAGCAAGAGGCCCAACAAATCATCGGGGAAATCAAAGACGTGGAAGAGCAGTGTCAAAAATTAAAAGACGGCCTCCAGCATGTAGCCGGCCAAGTTTTTGAGGGTGGGCACTTCAAGAAAATCTACATTGCTTGTGAGGAGTAACGGTGATCAGTCTTAACAAAACCTTTTTAATTGGCCGACTAGGGCAAGATCCTCAAACACATTACACAGCTACCGGCCAGGCTGTGGTTAATTTTTCACTGGCCACGGACGAAAGTTATACAGACCAGAGTGGTCAGAAAGTAGAGCAGACAGAGTGGCACCGGATAGTAGTGTTCGGGAAATTGGCCGAAGTTTGTGCCAATTATCTTGGGAAAGGCAGACTGGTTTTTGTGGAGGGCCGCTTGCGGACCAGGAAGTGGAAAGACCGGCAAGGCCAGGACAGATATACAACAGAGATCGTGGCCAAGCGGGTTCAGAATTTGGAGCGGAAGCAACAGCAGCAGGGTGGTCCTGTCCCAGGTCAACAGCCAGACACAGGTCTGGGCCCGGCATTTCCAGAAAACATGCCTGAAGATGATGCGCCATTTTGATTATGAAACAGACAAACTTTTATCAATTAGAGCGCAGCGCCAAGAGAGATATCATGTTGGCTAAACTTGGTCTGCGCTTCCACTGCTCCAGGATAAAAAATTGGACAGATCAGCAGGAGTGTTTTGCCAGATATCAGAACCAAAAATTACCTTGCTCTGAATGTGCCAAGGCGTTGGCATGGTTTGGCAGACTACAAAAAACGGAGGTTAAAGACATGCCTAAAAACACTAGGACTTGCAATAAGTGCAGAAAAGAAAAGTCAATAGAACAGTTCCGGTTGTCGGAGTTTACAGGAGACAGAGTTGCAACATGCGATGACTGTGAACGGAAGTATAAGTTAGGGCCTTACAGAAACAACGCTGACACAACTGAGCATATGCTAAATGATGCTACTAGCAATGCTACGAGCATAAACGAGCAATGCTCAACCGATAATGCCATTGATGCAGCTGTTGATGAAAACTTTGATATGCTGGGTGGGATTGTCCAGGATAATAAAGGAAAACAATGCAGGTCAAATTGGCAGAAGCATGTTCATCGCATCCATTTCAACGCCTGTCCCGAACTCGCTGAGCGCGTCAAGCAAAGAGCAAAAGAACAATTCCGAACTTTTAGTGCCCAGGTTATCTGGGAACTTTTACAGGCGGAGAAAATGCAAAATAAAGAATGTGCAACTAATTATTAATACGGGCTGTCAAAATGAACAAGGATATAAGAGTATCGGTCACACTGCCAACTCATCCCAAAACAATTAAGCTAATGCGCAGGCTAGGGGATAGGGCTTTTTATTGCTTGATCAGGCTGTGGACTTTTGTTGGACAAAATAAACCTGATGGCATTTTAAACAATATGGACAGTGAAGATATAGAAATTGCGGCCGATTGGCAGGGATCGCCTGGAGAGTTCGTTGAGACGTTAATTGACATCAAATTTTTAGACTTTGAAAATGAAACATATAAAATTCATGACTGGGAAGATCACAACGAATATGCAGCACATGCCCAGGCAAGGTCCGAGAAGGCCAAAAAGGCTGCCAGAGCGAGATGGAAACAAAACGGCTTAAATAAAGCAGACACACAAGACAATGCTACTAGCACAGACAAGCATATGCTAAAAAATGCTAGTAGCAATGCTACGAGCATAAACGAGCTATGCCCTTCTCCTTCTCCTATTCCTTCTCCTTCTCCAAATAATAATTTATCTACCTCTTACGAGGTAGATCGTCGTCCTTCGGACGCCTCCGCCCCCGCTTCCGACGAAAACCAACCTGAATTTTCATCTGGCCTTGAGGCTGAAACAGACGTTTCAGCTCAAAGCTCAGATATTCCCAAGGCAAAATTAAAAATCAAAAAACGGAATTCAATCCCTGACTGCCCGCATGAGCAGATCGTTGATCTGTACCATCAGCTTTTACCCGAACTTCCACGAGTGCAAGCATGGGGCAAAACAAGTCAAGCTAATCTCAGGGCCAGATGGAGGGAAGAAAATGCCAGGCAGAACCTCGCCTGGTGGAGAAATTTCTTTATTTGGCTCAAAGAGTCAGACTTTCTCATGGGACGCAAAAAGGACTTTCAAGCTACTTTGTCCTGGATAGTCAGGCCAACCAATTTCGAGAAAATACTCAACGGCCAATATCATGTGCGCGGACAGCCGAAGCAAGACCCAAATGCTCAAGCTGTGGCTGAATTTTTAGCAGAGGAGTGTTAGTCATGACAGACAAAGATAAACACGAGTTTGCAGCAATAATGGCAGGTTTGGCCGAAAATTTCGGCACAACACTAACAAAAGCCGGTCTGCGTATGCGCTTTGAAGCTCTGAAACAATACTCCATTGAGCAAGTCAGGAACGCAGCTATAAGTATTTTACGGACACGCAAATATCTCAAAATGCCTACTATTGCCGAGTTTATTGAGCACTTGGAAGGTGGATCTGCAGAAGACATTGCACAGGTTGAAGCTGCAAAAGTGTTGGAAGCCATAAAAGTCCATGGTCCTTACCGCAGCGTGGTCTTTGATAATCCTGTCACCCAGGCCGTTATTGAATACAGCTTTGGAGGTTGGACTAAGCTGGCAGAGGATTTGGATGCAAAAGGCGAGAAGTGGTTTTTTAAGGATTTTGAACGAGCTTACGGCGCTTTTGCCAGACAAGGGGTTAAATTGGGCGGCACACTGCTGGGAATATGTGATCACGCCAACCAGCTTATAGGACATAAAAAAAGTGAGCCTGTTTATATTGGCAACCAGGAGAAAGCTCGCCAAGTGCGATTGATGGGTAGTGATGCCCATAAACTAACAGGCTCAACAATACCGACTCATATAGCGCTAGCCATGAATGGTCAGTTAAAAGACATGGCAAAACAGTAAAGGGTTGTTTTGATGGAGGCAGCATGAAGCAAAAAGCTTGGATAGGTATTGATCCTGGAATAAACGGCGCTGCTGCGCTCATCCATGAATACGGCGAAGAGGTATTTGATTGGCCTGGTGATCCAGGCCTTGCAGCAGACAAAATCGAGCAATGGTTGCTTGAGTATAATATTCGCCTTGCAGCCCTTGAAAACGTTCATGCCATGCCTAAGCAAGGCGTAAGCTCAACCTTTAAATTTGGTCAAAACCTGGGCCAATGGCAAGGCATCCTGGCAACTCTGGATATCCCTTACCTGATGCCCGGACCCAGGGAATGGCAAAAGGGGTTGGTCAAGCCGTCTGATGGTAAAAACCCAAAGGCTAGGTCATTGACGGTAGCCCGTAGGTTATTTCCTGATGTCGAGCTTCCAAGGGTAGCAGACCATAATAAGGCAGATGCCCTTCTGTTAGCATGGTGGGCAAAGCAACAGGGGTAAACAAACATGAGGCCTAAAATAGCCGAAGTTCCAGAAAAGTTCTGTCGCGAGTTCTGCTGTTCTTACATGGCAAAGGCCAGGTGTGGCCGTTTAATTACAGAGCGTGATGGTCTGTGCGGATGGACATGGGAAAAGATACGCGAGCAAGAAAAATTGCAAATTCAAAAAAGAAGGTTGAAAAGATGATCCTAGGTAATCAAGAAATTTTAACCAGGGTAAAACAAGACAGTCTAATTGAAAACTTTAACATTTCCTGTCTGCAACCTGCTAGCTATGATTTAACCCTGGGCAAAGAGTTCTTGTTTCTAGAACATGGACAAGAAATAAGGCTAGATAAAAAGCCAAAATATTTCAAAAAACAAGGCGATAAATGTTTGCTTAATCCTGGAGAATTTTGTCTTGGGACAACTATTGAAAAAGTTAATCTTCCGATAGATTTAGTTGGTAGAGTCGAGGGGAGGAGCAGCTTTGCAAGGATAGGACTTCTTGTCCATTGTGTAGCTGGTTTTTGCGATCCTGGTTTTACCGGGCAAATCACTTTAGAATTCGCTAACCTTAGTCCTAATCCCATTCTGCTTAAATCAGGAATAAGAATCGCTCAAATAGCTTTTGAAAAAGTGGTTGGCTGCGAACTGTTGTACGACGGGAAATATCAAAATCAGATAGGAGCAACCGGAAGTAAAGTATATTTAGATAAGCAGTGAGTACAGGAGTTTAATATGGCACTAAAAAAAGAAGAAGTTTGGTTAATTAAAAGGTTGTTGTGGTTTGGCGTAAGCCAACAAGTAATCGCTAAAATGTTTAAAGTTAGTTGTTACGCGGTAAATAGGATTAACACAAAGAAAGTTTGGTCTAATATTAAGTTTACGCCAAATAATAAAGATAAAAAGCTAAAAGAAAAATGGAGATATAGAAATTCTTTCAAAGATGAAGTTTGGATAATAATCGAAAATTTTTCTGACTATGCTGTCTCTAATTATGGACGAGTAAAAGTAATCGATAATAAATTTGCGAAAAAACCTATTGGAGAATTTTTAAAATTAACACCAAATGGCGATGGATACGCTATGATTGATATCAGTAATAAACAAGGAAAACAAACAGTCAAAGTGCATCGTTTGGTAGCGTTACACTTTTTAGGGAAGCCAGCAACAAAAAAGTATCAAGTTAACCATATTGACGGGAATAAATTAAACAACCACGTGTCTAATCTGGAATGGGTAACCCATGCGGAGAATATGAGGCATGCAGTGGTAAATGGTTTGAAGCCAACTAAATTAACTAAAAATGACGTTATACAAATAAGAAAGCTGTTAAAACAGAAAAATATGACACACAAACAAATCGCGAAAAAATTTAATGTTGCACAATCAATAGTCGCTAGAATTAATACAGGCACAATATGGTCATGTGTTTCTTAGTTAAGTACCAAGACCAGAAAGGTGTAGTCGGTTCAAAAATTTTTGAAGACTGGGAAAGCAAGGGCTGTGACAAGGATGGGTCCTTCTGAAGGATTTAACAAGGCCAGGGGTCGCCGCAAGCGCGCGCCTTGCCTATGTAACATGTTGAAATCATTGGTAGCGCTTTAAATGACACAAGAAATCTGGTTATCAAGAAAGGAAATCGAAGAAAAGGTGGGTGTTAGCGCGTCCATGTTGAAGAAGATTCGGGCGAACAGCGATATTCGTCCGAAGGGTAGGGGAGTGGCGTCAAGATGGCCGCTATTGGCGGTTTGCGAATGGTTGTTGGCTAATCCGCCCGTCAAAATCAACAACAAAAAGACCATGAAGATGCGGCGGCTTGCGGCCCAGGTCCTCAAGGAACATCGGAAGCAAGAGAAAAAACCGGGCAAGGCAGCCAGCAAAGCAAAGCAACCCTCAGTCAAGGTTGACGACAATCAGCAACCTGGCCTCGAGGCCGCCCTTGATCGTTTGAGGGCAGCCGAGCGGGTTACCTATCAAAGATGGCAGAGTGCGTTTCAGGAAAATGACTCTAATGCGTCAGTCTATTTTAGGGACTGGCAGCAGGCGTTGGATTTGCTCCGGAAGGCGGAGGATAACCTTTTGACGGTTTTAAACAAGCGCCGCGAGCTATTGCCAACTGACGAGGTAAAGACTTGGCTGACCAGGCAAATAGAGGCGGCTAAGGCGCACTTGCTTGACTTGCCGGGCAAGCTGGCGCCTGTGATTGAGGGGTTACCATGGCCCCAAATCCAAAAAATGCTTGAAACAGAAATAAAGGATGCCCTTAGCAAGTTGTCAGCAGATATTAAGTGAATGGTGGGCGGAGAGTTGGACTCCACCAGCTAGCCTGAATCCATGGCAGTGGGCAGATGAGCATTTGGTGCTGTCGGCCAGGTCAACAGCTTATCCTGGGCGTTTCAGGTCAAGTCTCACCCCATATATCCGCACACCGCTGGAGGCATTTCAAGACCCTGGTGTTAGACAGATTACTCTTTGCTGGAGTGCCCAATCAGCTAAGACAACAACCTTGATGGTCATGTTGGGCTATGTGGTGGACCAGGCACCGGGGCCTGTACTGCTGGTGCAACCTTCCCTTGATGGAGTAAGGTCTTTTTCCAAAAACCGACTGGTTCCATTGATAGAAGACTGCCCCAAGCTGGTAGCTCACAAGACAGGTAAGAGGTTTGATTTCAACTCCACAGAGATGATCCTGGACAGGCTGACAATCTACTTGCAGGGGGCAGGTTCGCCGAGTCAGCTAGCCAGTAGGCCAATCAAATATTTGTTTGCTGATGAAGTGGACAAGTGGCCGGAGCAGACAAGCAAAGAGGCTGACGCTTTGAATCTGGCCATAGAACGCACCAAGTCTTACCGAAATAAGAAGATTGTACTGGCCAGCACTCCGACCGTTGAAACAGGCGCAATCTGGCAGGCGTTTCTTGCCGGGGATCAATGTCAATATCATGTGCCTTGTCCTGTATGCGGGGCGTTTTTTGTGTTGGAGTGGAAACAGATTAAATGGCCTGAGACTACAGATCTGGACATAATCAAAGAAAACACATGGCTGGAGTGTCCACATTGCAAGGGTAGTGTAGACGAAAAACACAAGCCAGGAATGCTCGAACAAGGTCAATGGATCCCGGCCCACACCTCCGCACCGAGCGATCATAAAAGTTTTCACCTAAACGAACTTTACAGTCCATGGTCTCGATGGGGTGATTTAGCTGTTAAATTCTTACGAGCCCAGGCGGAGGCCAAGACAGGTAACAAAGGTGCGCTGCACAACTTCATCAATTCTAGCTTGGCCGAACCATGGATAGATCAGACAGAGGGTGTAAAGCAGCCTGATGAAATTATTTCTCTATGTGATGACCGTGAGCCTGGACAGGTCCCAGACGCTAAAATTTTGGCTTTAACTGCCGGAGTAGATACGCAGGACAATGGTTTCTGGTTCACGATTTGGGCTTGGGGGCCGGAGCTCACAGGCTATTTGATTCGCGAAGGTTTTGCACCTGATTTAGATGTGGTTAAGATGATTCTTTGGGGTAGTCAGTATCTTGATTTTAAAGGCAGAGTCTATGTGCCCAACTTGTCCCTCTTTGACAGTCAGGGGCATAGAACAGCGGAAATTTATGATTTTTGCCGTGCCAATCCAGGGGCCAGGCCGATCAAGGGTGAAAGACAGCTGTATGGACAGCCCTTTAAAGTTAGCATGATTGACAAAGTCACACGGCCAGACGGCAAAAGCTATCCTATTCCTGGAGGCCTGCAATTATACCGGCTAAACACGACTTTTTACAAGGATATGCTGGCCAGCAAGATGAGTTTGCCGAAAGGTCAGCCTGGATCAATAAATCTACCAAAGGATGTAAGCCGTGATTTTGTTGTCCATATGACAGCAGAGTACAAAGACGAGAAGGGCTTTTGGGTGCAGCCCAAGTATAAGAGATGCGACCTTTGGGATGCTTCAGTCTATGCGCTGGCCGCAGCTGATATTTTGGGTGTTAAGTTCTGGAAGGAAGCAGGCGCAGTGCAGACAAAAAAGATAAAAGAGCCCGTCCAGCAAAGACAATTAAATATGCCAAGTAGGATAAGAACCAAGCCCAGCTGGTTTTATAACCGATAAAAGTTTTGCAGGGGGAAGATATGCAATATTTTGATGTTTCTCAGGTAGCAAAAAAACTGGGCGTTGCCCGGAGCACGGTGTATCGACTTATTGAGGCCGGCGAACTAAAGGCGGGTAGATTTGGGCTTAAAAATGGAATCAGGATTTCCGAGAAGGAGTTGTTAAGGTTTAAGAGGGAAAGAGAAGGAACAACGAGCAAGCTATAAAAAGATAAAAGCCCCGGCAAGGGGGCTTCTAGTTAAAACAAAGCAACTTTTTCGCTTGACATAAAAAAAATTGTATTGCTAATCGAACCTTTTCGATATAAACAGAAAATAATCAACACATTCATATTAGATGAACTCTCAAATTAGAAGTAATTTGTTAGGACGGACAGAATATCAAATTGATTTAGTTATAGAAAATTTCGAGAAAATAATCCCTGACGCTTACCATGGCACTGATTTCGCAAGTGCGTGCAACATATTAAGAGAAAAGAAATTTAGAACAAGTACAGGTGAGCATCAATATCTTGGGGATGGAGTATATTTTTTTGAAAGTTCTATACAAGAAGCACAGAATTGGGCAAAAAAAAAGACTAAAAGCGTAAAAGGTGGCTGTAAATATGTTGTTTTCCGTGCTATAATTAATCTTGGTCGATGTTTAGATTTAACAAGGCGAGAACATATCAATGTTATTTTAAAACTCAAAAGTCGTTTGTCAGAAAAAACAAAGAAGAAGGAAATAGCAGTTTCTGCACTAATAAATTTCTTGACATACAAATTTGATGAAATTGATACTGTAAGAGCTTTTAATTGTTTAGGGAATAGGCTTTTTGTTCGGCCAAACATTTATTATACACAATTAATAATATGTGTTAAAAAACATGAGTGTATTATAGATTTTGAAAAAATTAAGGAAGGTTATATATGACCTTAGATATTAAAAATCTGCTTAAAAAAATAGATAATTATTTTGACAATGTTTCTGATACTGAACTGGAAATTGACTTAGAAGAATCTGGGTTTAATTATTATAATAAAATTGACGATTTTTGTTTGTCTAATTATTTAGAGGCAACAGAAAAATGTTTGGTTCTATGGAGCGCGAGTGGCACTTTTTTGATACAGAAAAAGCCAGCTACAGAACAAAATAATTTAGTTTACACTTATTTAAACATTGAAGATTTATCTACCAACCAGTACGATATGGCAGCGTAAAAATGGACAAGCATCCTATCCAATTGGTTTACTTGGGTATAAGGGAATTGTTTATCAAGTCAAACATCCCTCCACAGCCAGATGGTCAGCTTCCTGAACTTGAAGAGGGAAAGTTTCGTTTGCAGACTGGACTAACTGACTATGACGAAGAAAATAAAGCCATCGGTGTCGCTTTAAAGCTTGAAATTGGTATTGATGACGAGGAAGAATGTCCGTTTTCTTTACGAATTGAGCTTTATGGTCATTTTTTAGTTGATGACAAGAAATTTCCAAAAGACAAAATTCAAGATTGGGCTCTAAATAACGGGCCTTATATATTAATGCCATACATGCGGGAACAAGTCTTTGCTCTCACTTCACGTTGTGGCTTTCAACCTGTAATTTTACCGCTCACTCAGGTACCTACTTCAAAATAATAGATAATAGCCTCTTTTTTTTTTGAAAAGTCCCCGCCCTGCGGGGCTTTTTCTTTTTTTTCTTGTTTGCTTTATTGTCTCAATTTTCTCATTTGTCTTATTTTTCTCTTTTTTCTCTTTTTTCTCAATTTTACTTCTCGCCCCTTCCATGTCCTTTTAATGTGGGCGCATGGCAATATTTACACTTTCAGAAGTCGAAGAACAAATCTCTCTATATAAACAGGCTATCAAAGCCCTTGCAACTGCCCAGGAATATCGCAACGGCGATATGTCCGTGCGTAGGGCGGATTTGCCTGAACTCCGCACCCACCTTGAGTGGCTGGAGCGCGAGCGCCAGAAACTAATCAACAACCGCACAGGCCCTGTAGCCCTGGCAGGGAGGCCAGCCAGATGAACGGCCTGCCTAAGCTCTCCTTGCTTGATCGCGCCATTGCCGTGTTCTCCCCACGGGCGGCCCTGAATCGCTATCGCGCAAAAGCAGCGCTCAAGGCTATTGCGTCCTATTCTGTGTCCCGCATTGCTGGCAGCAAAAAGGGTACAATGGGTAACTGGCACACATCTCGCCTGAACAAGTGGGACGAAGGCCCAGAGCGCGAGACAATAGCCACCCGCGCTCAGGACATGGTTGCAAATGACAGCCATGCAGCCAGCGTTATTGACAGCATGTCTGTCAACATTGTTGGCACTGGCCTTATTCCCCAATCCCAACCAAATGCAAAGCTTCTGGGCTGGAACGAAGATCAAACCAGAGAATTTCAGTCCCAGGCAGAATGGGCTTGGAATTTATGGGCAACAAAAGAGGCCGACGCCAGGGGCAAGCTGCCTTTCTGGGCAATACAGTTCCAGTCCATCTATTCCATGCTAGTCAATGGCGAGTTTTTCCGGCTGCCAGTAATGATTGATCAGCCAGGTCGTACCTTTGGGCTGGCCCTGCAAAGTATATCTCCCTTACGCGTGTGTACCCCTCAGATATTACAGACTAATCCCAACATAAGAGACGGCGTTGTGCTGGGCAAATACGGCCAACCAACCGCATATTATGTATTTAGCCCTCCTGCCGGAGTTTTAGACGGGACTATAATAGATAGCTACACCAGTCAGCCATCAACATATTTCAAGCGGATCCCTGCCCGCATAGGACACAGGCCCGGGATGTTTCATGTCTTTGTCGCCAAGGAAGACGAGCAGGTGCGCGGAGTGTCCATTCTGGCTCCTGCTATGAAGTTTTTTCGCGACCTCTCTGACTACCTGGACTACGAGCTTGTGGGCGCGATAGTAGCGGCCAGTTTTCCTGTCTTTATCGAGACAAGCAACCCAATTGAAGCAGCGCAATATTACCAGTCAGACGAACAGGCAGATGAAAAGACCTATTACGGAGAAATACCACCCGGGCTGGTAATGTATGGCAATCCTGGCGAAAAGCCGCATGTCCTCGAGGCCAACCGACCAGGCAATACGTTTGATTCCTTTGTTGAACGCATCCTTCGTGCCGTGGGCGCTTCTGTTGGAATGCCCTACGAGATAATCGCAAAAGATTTTTCCAAAACAAACTATTCCTCTGCTCGTGCTGCCCTGCTGGAAGCATGGCGCGTATTCAAATTCTATCAGAAATGGCTTGTTGACCAGTTCTGCCAGTTGGTCTGGGAGATGGTCCTCGAGGAGGCGTATTTGAGAGGGCTTTTGCAACTGCCAAAAGGTTCTCCTGATTGGTACGATGCAATGCCGGCTTATACTCGAGCAATATGGATACCGCCTAAACGCGGACACGTTGATCCGGTCAAAGAAATGGCCGCCAACATCAAAGGGCTGGAAAACAACATACTGACCCTTGCGGACATTGCTGCAGAGAATGGTGGCGATTGGGAAACTGCCCTTGAGCAGAGGGCCAGAGAGAAACGAAAAGCCCAGGAACTAGGGCTGGGAGCGGATAATGAGCAGTAAAATTTTAAGATTATTTGAACAGCCATGGGCCATAACAGAACAGGCCCTGGATGCGCTGGTGGATATAGCTCTGAAGCTCAAATTGCCTGAGAGGATTACCGCTTCTGGCAGTCAACAGACCGCAGAGGACAGACTCTATGCGGTCAAAAACGGCGTAGCAATCATTCCGGTAGAGGGCACACTTTACAAGCGCTCATACTTCTTTTCGTGTGGCACAACTTACGCTTGGTTGCGCCACACCATTGCCGACGCAATGAGCAATCCGGATGTCAGCGCCATCCTGCTGGACATTGATTCTCCTGGCGGAGGCGTGGGCGGCGTGTCTGATTTGGCAGAATATATTTACAGCTTGCGCGGCAAAATCCCTGTTTACGCGTTCACGGACAGCCAGATGACATCAGCGGCCTATTGGCTTGGCTCAGCAGCGCAAATGGTGGCTGCAAGCCCTGTGGCGCAGGTCGGCTCTATCGGCGTGATTACCATGCACACTGACTACTCAAAGGCAGATGAGCAGGCTGGCATCAAGCGCACATACATTACTGCCGGGGAATATAAGGCTATCGGCAATGACGCCGAGCCTCTGAACAAGAAGAGCCGCGAGTACATCCAGTCCAGACTGGACGCAATCTACTCAATTTTTGTGGATACTGTTGCCAGGCACAGGGGCGTGAGCATTGAGAACGCCCTTGAGATGGCCGACGGCAAAGTTTTTTTGGCAGAGGAAGCCAAAAATATTGGCATGATAGATTTGGTCACCAGTAAAGAAAGATTTTTAGAGCAAATAGCGGAGGAAGTCATGGATTTAAAAGAATTGCAGGCAAAGCATCCCGACCTGGTGCAGCAGATCAGGTCGGAAGCGGTGAAGGAAGTCGAAGCAAAGAAACAGGAAGAAATCAAGGCAGAACAGGATCGCATTCTTGGTCTTGCAGAAGCTTTGCTGGGCAAAGAAGTAGCCGAAAAGCTTGGTGCTGTTGTTAAGACCGGTCTTGATCCAGAGCAGGCCAAGGCTGTTGTGTCTGTGCTGGCTGCTCAGCAATCGGAAAAGCAGCCAGATGCAGAAGACAAAAAAGAAGAAATCCTGGCAGCCTTAAAAAATGCTCATGGCGAAGGCGTTAAGGGCAATGTGCCGGAGCCAGAAGGCAAAGAAAACATTTTATTGCAGGTCATTAGAAATAGAAACAACAGGGGGTAATAAAAGATGGCTATAACAAGTCAACCAACAAGACTTTCCGATATTATTGCATGGGAAATTGAAAACAAAAGATTTTCCAGGGAAAGCGTTATTGTTGCCCTAGGCGCAGCATTGGTTGCGGGCATGGTTGTGGGCAAAAGGTTGTTTGCCCTGGGTAGCGTAACCGCAGGCTCAAATACAGGAGACGGCACTATTGGTGATGTGGCCCTGGGAGCAGAGGTCAAAAAAGGAGACTATGTTTTAACTGCTGTAGATGCAAGCACATTTACCGTGAAAGCCCCCGACGGAACAGCCTTGCCAGACGCAAAAGTTGGAGAAGCCTATTCCAACGAGCAAATAGCCTTCACGATTACTGCCGGAGCAACTGCTTTTGCAGCAGGTGACACTTTCACCATTTCCGTAACAGACGGAGACGGCAAAGTTGTGCCAGTTAACTTCGCAGCAACTAACGGTTCTCAAAAGGCTTATGGCGTTTCTGCTGGTGATTATGACGCCACAACTGCTGAAGTGGAAGGAGTTGTAGTATCCAGACAAGCAATAGCTGTTAGTCAAAACCTTGTCTGGCCGGAAGGCACTACGGACGAACAAAAAGCAACAGCTATTGAACAACTTCAAGAAAAAGGAATTTTAGTCAGATAGGAGGAATAAGCCATGCCTATATCCAATCCGTTTGATCATCCCATGTTTAACATGGCTAATTTAACTGCGGCTATCAATGAGATTGATGCGCAGTTTGGTACTGTTAGTTCCCTTGGACTTTTCCAGACAAAAAGACTGACTACCAGGACTGCTATCATTGAAAAAAAGGCTTTTTCTCCCACACTGCTGGCAGTAAAGCCAGTCGGTTCTCCGGGAGATGAAAATACAGGCCCCGATAGAAAGTCAATTTCTTTTAACGTCCCCCATATCCCTCTGGACGACGTAATTCTGCCTGAAGACTACGCTAATGTCAGAGCTTTTGGACAGGAAAACATACTCCAGACCCTTTCTGAAATCATGGGAGACAAACTTTTTTCTCTCAGGCAGAGCCATGAACTCACTTTTGATTTCATGATGATGGGAGCTATTAAGGGGCAGATTAAAGACGGCAAAGGTAACGTAATTTACAATCTTTTTGACGAGTTTGGCCTGTCTCAGATTACAGTAAGTTTTGCTTTAGCTACGGATACCACCGATGTTGCAGCCAAGTGTCGGGAGGTAAAAAGGACTATCCGCAGAAAAGCAAAAGGTCAGAGGATAACAGGGTTCAAGGCTTTATGCGCTCCTGATTTTTACGATAAGCTTATCAATCACCCATCTGTAAGAGAAACCTTTCTTAATCACGAGGCTGCTGCTTCTTTACGGGAAGACAGCGTAAATGGTTTCACCTTTGGCAATATCACTTTTATTGAATGTAGTGATATTGGAGTGGATCTGAATGGCAACGAAGTGAAATACGTAGAGGATGGAACTGCATACGCCTTCCCTGTAGGAACTCTGCTTTTTGATATTTATTTTGCTCCTGCCGACTTTATTGAGACAGTCAACACAAGGGGCAAGAGAATATATGTAAAGCAGGAGCCTCGCAAATACAACAGAGGAATAGACATCCACTCTCAATCAAATCCATTGCCAATTTGTCTCAATCCTGAAGTGTGCGTTAAATTAACAGTATAACCAACGGCCAGGCCATAGGTCTGGCCGTAAGCCATTAAGGACTGAGCTGTGTCTAGAGATGAAATCAAGCGAGCAGTAAAAGAGGCGATCCGAGAAGAGCTGAGCGAGTTTGGGCTAGATGCAAGGACGCATCGCCAACACCACGATTTTATTGAGACACTGTGTGACAATCTGACCACCGCACGGAAAACCTTTGTCCGGGTTGTTGTTCGGTCCATCACTCTATTTATCATTGGTGCGATAACATTTTTCCTATGGCCCAAGAAATAGATTTTGCCGGATACACAAATTTTAAGGAGTACAAATTTCCCAACCTCCCAAGTGGGACGCTTTCATACTGTAAATAAGGAGTCCTTTGAGATGGTTGATTGGGATAAGATACGACATTTCGATCCGGAAGAATGGGGCAAGGACCCCCACAGAGTGGCCCCTGCTTTGGTGTATACCCTGGATGAAATCCGCCATCAGGCAGGTGTGAAAATAATAATTCATGTAGCCTGGGACGATGGCGGGCACAGTCAAAAATCCTATCATTATACAGGGTTAGCGGTAGATTGGCATTTTGATGACCCTGATTTTCCAATCCTAGAGCAATTCGCATTGATCAGCAGTTTTCCGGATATTGGGGGTATTGGATTTTATCCAGGGTGGAAACCATATCCTGGCTGGCACACTGATTTACGGGTGGTCGTACCCAGGCTTTTGTGGACTAGGCGGGGAGGGAAATATTTCTACGGCTCGCGTGAGATTGTGCGAGCTATGACGATGTTTGGAGATGTATAATGTTTAGTTGGCTGTCCAGTTTATTTTCCAGCGTGGCATCCGTGGTTACAGAGCCGATCAAAGAGTGGCAAAAGCGCAAGACAATAAAAGTCCAGACAAAGGCCAAAATAGACGAAATTCTAGCAACTGCCGAGGTTAAAAAGGCAGAGGCTATTTTACGTATGGCCGAGCGTGGGCAGCAAATTCAGGCCGACTGGGACATGCGCGCTCAGGAGCAAATGAAATTCAGTTGGAAAGATGAATATTTGCTTATTTTGCTGACTTTGCCGGTTATCGGTTCTTTTATCCCTGGTGTGCAGGATTATATCTGTAAAGGCTGGGATTACGTAGGCAAAGCTCCAGATTGGTACAAAATCGCATTACTTGGCGTGATAGCTGCCACCTTTGGCTTGCGCTGGTTGATTGCACCCTTGGTGCAAAAGGTATGGGGAGGCAAAAAAATACAAGGCGGATACCAACCAGAACCGTTTGCAAAGATGACCCCACCGCCCATGCCTCCAGGAGAAGAGTAGGAGACAACAATGAGCTTGCACGACCAGATAGCGCAAGATCTCAAAAATACAGCCCTTGCCGATTTTGGAGAAGATGTCACTTACACCACAACCGATGGCACTGCAATTTTGACCAAAGCTATAATCGAAGACGGTATCAACTTGGGCAAAGGCTTTCCAGAGATGGACAAGGCTTTCCGGACAGGATTGGGCAGATATGCAGTTGTTCGAGTATCGTCTTTGGACGTGCCAAACCCACAATACCGGGACCAGGTCACACAGACAGACGGCACGGTTTGGACAGTGCAGCAAAAACAGTATCGTGCCGGGCAGTGGAAACTCTATTGTAGCACAGACGAGAGAGGGGCGTTTTAGATGGACTTAAAAATACGTATTGAGGTCGGCAATAATTGCAATGACGTGAAGATTGTTAATGTGGAAACAGGCGAACAAATAACAAATGTAACACGAGCAGAAATTTTATTAACGCCCAAGGAAAAGATATGTCGGCTATATTTTGTGGATTTTGAACTGCAAGGTGAACTTAATGCAATTTTAGCTGAAGTTGAAAAGGAATCCTAATGGCTGAAATCCAACAAATAGGCAGAGTTGAAATTAAAGGACGTAAATACCCATTTTTCTCCGATGGAACCATCGGAACAATGATCCGCATTAACGATGAGGCCCAGCCTTATCTTGCCTATCTTGCCCGCACATTTCCCAAGGAATTTAACCGCGCCCTGCGTCATGTGGGTTGGTGGCTGCACAAAGAATTAAAGGAAGCCTGTCTCCAGGGAGGGCCTCCAGGACACCGCTGGCCTGCGCTTTCTTTGATGCAAAGAGGTCGATGGTTTGAAAACTATAAAACCGAAACAATGCGAGAGATTGTCTCCGACGCAACGGGTGATGAGCGAAAAGCGCTGGCAAAATCATTAAGGAGAATGCGCTCTTTAACCCCGTGGCCATTTGGTGAACTGGTTAGGGCAATCGGCTATAAACACGAGCCGGAAAAGCAGCGTGTCCGTATTGGCTGGCTATCCAAGGCGGCAGCTAGACGAGGAGCAGAGCTTCAAAAAGGGTTTGAAACCGCAGTGACTCCCAAAATGAGAAGGTTCTGGTGGGCTGCTGATGCACCGCTGGCTAAAGAAACCAGAATATTGCGTACACCCGCCAGACCTCTATTTGAGCCAATGTTTAGGGCCAAGGAACGTGAAATTCACGAACGCATTGAAAATCGCATTCGTATGTACCTTAAAACAGCAAAGCGTAAACTACGTTTTAATTGGGCGGCCTTAAAATGATTACTTACAAAGATATTTTGCAAAGAATGCGAGATGTCCTGGCAAATGACACAGCTCTCGCTGACTGGTGTCAGACAAACTACGGCCAGGCACCTAAAATTTTTGTTGGCATAGACAACCGCAACCAGCCCGGAAAAAAGGATTGTCCGTTAATTATACTGAGACCTGGAACCGCTGAAGTTGGGCGGGAAGTAAAAAACCATGAATACAAGATCATGGTTGATTGGGCTGTTCTGGACGAATCGGTCAGCACTAACGGAAGTGTCGTGGAATACCAAGGAGTTTTCCAGATTGACGATATGGGCCAGCTTGTCTGGCAGGCACTGCAAGGCTTTTCAAGCAACGTCTCTCTGTCTCGCAATGATTACATCCTGGAACCAATAGACTATTTCCCCATGATCGTAGGGGGCATGGACTTATCAATAAGTGTCCCCAATCTGATTGGGGGAGGAATAACGCTATAATTTACGGAGGATATTATGGCACAAGCAAGAGGTTATAAAGGCAGACTGATCCTGGACTTTGAGACTGAGTTCAAAACTCCGCCTGCCACACCTGCGGGGTTGGTTATGCCGTTCAATTCAGTTTCTGTCCGGTCGGATAGGGCAAAAAACAGGGCATCAACTATTACTGGCCGGCGCGATCCGGTAAATCCATTTGACGGGAATCTGTCTGTCTCTGGTGATGTGGTTGTCCCCGTAGATGGGATAGTTTTTGGGTATTGGCTCAAGGCCATGTTTGGCAATCCTGCCACTACTGATAACCTGGACGGTACTTTTACCCACGTTTGGAAGACAGGCGACAACCAGCCTAGCCTAGTCTTAGAGAAGGAATTCCCCGATATAGGCGTATATGCCAAGCATCTGGGTTGTAAGGTTAGCTCATTTTCTATGCAGGTTGGCGGAGATGGGGAACTAACAGCGTCCTTGGGTATAGAGGGCGCAACAGAGGAACTGGGCGGCACACCCTATGATGCCTCTCCAACCAGCCTATCATTATCCAGATTCAACAATTTTCAGGCAAGCATCAAAGAAGGTGGCGCAACCATCGCCACTGTTGTTGAGGCCAGCCTGAGTATCAATTTTGGTCTGGACACAAGTGTCTATACTGTTGGCTCGCAAGGGACCAGAGGAGATATCCCAGAAGGGATGATGGAAATTTCCGGCAGTATTCGGGCGCTGTTTGACAGCATGACACTGCTAGACAAGGCCATCAATTCGACCGAGAGCTCGCTGGAGATCACTTTTGATAACGGCTCAGAGATATTAACTATTCTGGTCCCAGAACTGGAGTATCAACGGTCTACCCCTGGAATAGACGGGCCAGCAGGCATTTATGTTGATTTGCCCTGGCAGGGATATTTTGACGACAACGCAGACGGGACATCTATTAAGGCAACTCTGACTAATACTAAATCAAGCTACTAATTAAGGAGTGAAAATGAGCAAAATTAAACTTCCAGAACAGAATAAAATCATAGAGTTACGCAGCTACAAAGCTAAAGATCAAGCAGAAGTTGAGAAAAAGCAGCAGAAGTTGGCCCAGGGAGAAATTGGTCTGCATGAGTTCCGCAAATATGTGGTTGGCCTCTGTTATCCTGAGTTTGTTGATTCGGTTGATGACTGGCCCGCTGCTGATCTCTCCTATTTGGTTAATCTGGTCCTGCGTTACTCTGTGGGAGGACCTGACGCGGTAAAAAACTCCTTAGTGTCTGGCAGTATTACGGAGGAGACGGTCTAAAATACTGCCAGGCATGCCAGAAAGCCGCCAAACAAAGAGGAGAGAAATTAAATTGCTTAGAATGCGAAGGAAAATGTCCGGAACTCTGGCCGGAGAATTATCCTGCCTGGGAACTCTGGCTTGCAATACAGACTCAGTGGAGGGTTGCCCCGAATGGGAAATTGATTGGGCTGGATTACAATGCCTTGTACCGGGTTGCCGCATCCTTGGGGATAGAAATGTCCAGGGCCAACCTGGAGAAAATACAGGCTTTGGAATGGTGGACAATTAATAAAGCAGACAAGAAACAGTAATGAGTGGCAAATAGCTAATAACTATTCAGAATGAAAATTAAAATTCGCCATAAAAAAAACGATATAAATGTCGCAGGAAGTATAGCAAATGCAGATTTAACCATAAGTGATACAATGTCCCAAAAAGGAATTTTAAGACCGACTATGACAACTTTTTTAGCATCTATTTGTGATTCTTTTAATTCAATAGATTGTAGTCCTCGCGAGGCTTTCTCTTGTGCCTTTTTTTGCTCAGGTGGCGGATCTATTTTGAACTGCATTAACTCCTCCTTTGTAAGAACTATATACCGGAGTCACTAAAATGTCCACGGCTTATACGCAAATCATAGTCAGTGCCAAAGACGAGGCCAGTAAGGTATTTCAGGCAGCCAGTAGGCGAATCGGAATTGAGTTGGAAGGAATTAAGCACAGATTGTTTTCCTTACAATCCGGCATTGCAGGCCTTGGCATGGGCATGTTTGCCCAGCAGATTTTTGAAGCTGGCAAAAGCTTGAATGCGACAAAAAGAGCTTTTGTCGAGATTACAGGTTCAACCCAGGCAGCAGGCCGGGAATTTCAGTTTTTGCGCAAGACTGCTGATGAGTTGGGCCAAAATTTTTACGCCCTGCTCGACCCATATAAACAACTCATAGCCGCCTCCAAAAATACGGCACTGGAAGGTGAAAATGCCAGACAGATATTTTTAGGCATTGCAAAAGCAGGCGCGACCTTGGGGTTGTCTTCGGAACAACTTCAAGGGGCGCTCAATGCCGTGTCTCAGATGATTTCTAAAGGCAAGGTTCAGGCCGAAGAACTCCGTGGACAGTTGGGCGAAAGGCTTCCAGGTGCATTTCAACTGGCTGCCCAGGCCATGGGAGTGTCCACGGCTGAGCTGGATAAAATGCTGGAAAAGGGCGAGGTTGCAGCAAGCGACTTACTCCCTAAGCTAGCTCAAGTGCTGCAGCAGAAATATTCAGGCAGTGTGGACGATGCAACAAGAGCCACAAACAAGTTTAACGAGGCCTGGCTGGACTTCAAAAATTCCCTGGCTGGCGGCGAATATATGGACGCTGCTATAGATGCGCTGGGCGAATTGACCGACATCTTAAAAGACAAAGAAACCCAGCAGGCCATTGGAGATCTGGCAACAGGGCTGGTTAAGACAGGGAAGGGGATAATTAAAATCGGCCAAGGTCTTGATGACGTTTTTGCTGTTTACAATAAATTGCCCGATGAAATTGTTGGCGCCGCTGGGACTGGGATTATAGGCAGATATCTTTTTGGTTCTTGGAAGGTTGGTACCGCATTAACCATACTGCAAACACTAAATACAGTCTTGCAAGAACTAAATACAGGTCTTGATATAGGGAGTACGTTAGAAAGTAGTGCAAGAATTTCTGAGTCTTTTTTAAATATATGGGATGGAATTATAGGCAGGAGACATTGGGATACAGGAGAATGGTTGGAAGAAGGGCACAGTACATATAGAGCAAAAATTAGGCGTGATCTAGGTAACGCGGAGGCTTTAAAGGATTTATGGTTGGCCTATTATAAAGGGCTGGACGCTGCAAATAAACGTGCAAAAAAACTAAATGCAGCCAAACCCGCTCAAACGATACAAAGTCAGCTAACAAAGCAGCAACTAAAAGATCTGGCCAAGTTAAAAGATGGCTGGATGTCTTATTATGCAGGAAAAGTAAAAGCCGATGAGAGAGCTACCAAGATCATTAACGACCGTATTGAGGAACAGCTAAGACTAAAAGAAGAATTTACAGATAAATACAAACAGCTCACTCTTGGCCAGTATGGGTTCGAGCGGGAGCAGATCAGGCTGCAGGCTAAGGCATATATAGATGCCGGTGCGGATAAAATCAAAGTCGCCAAGTGGGCCGAAGCTGAAATAGAAAAGATCAATAAAAAAGAAGTCGAAGCCACACAGAAGGCACTTCGCGAGCAAACTCTAGCCAGCCAGAATTTCTTTGCCGGCATGAAGTTGGGCTGGCAGGAGTTACAGAAGGAGCAATACACTTGGGCACAAGCAGGCTATGACATAGTCCAGGATTTTAGTCGCAAATCCAGCAGCACTGTATCAGATATCCTATTCGACGGGATTACCGGCGATATGAAGGACCTCGAGGACTATTGGGAATCGTTTTGGAAGTCGATGTTGAGAACCATGACCGATGCTGTGGCAAAAATGACAACACAATGGGCCACAAGCAAACTTATGGAGTTCGGCGTTGGCTTTGTTGATGCGATTTTCCACGAAGGAACCCCGTTTGTCCGTGACGATGAAATAATTGCCAAATTACAAACTGGTGAAATGGTTATCCCCCGTGAACAGGCAGCTAAGATAAGGGAAGCTATAGGCAGCGGGGGAACTTCTGTTGCCGACTTTTTTGACTCAGTTGTAGGTGCTGTTGAAGTCGGTACTGCTAAAACCTTTGGTTACACAGGTTATGAGAGTTTTGCCAGAGCTCAGATAGCCGGTAACATTATGGGACACATGATGTCTTCTGCCCTGGCTGGTGGCGCGGTGGCTTATAACAACTACAGCAGAACACAAGCCATCGGACAGCAACTCCAAAGCGCCGGATACAATATTTCAACCAGCCAAATCAATAGCATTGCCCAAAAGATGGCCTGGGGAGGTTTTCTTTCCCGGTCTTTCAATGGACTGCTGGGGGGTATTATCGGCGACATAGGCATGTACGCGTTTGGTGTGCAGGAATACTCCACGCCTGCGCATATTGTTACGGGTGCATTGGCATCATTGCTAGGGTTAGGCCTGCCTGGGGCAGCGGTCGGGGCGTTATCTCCTTTAACCGCCTATACAATGGACAAGATTGCGGATCTGCTAGGCCTGCGCAAAAACGAAAAGATGTTGGATATGCTTGAGGACAGGTTTGGAGACCGACTAGGCCGGCAGATTGGGGCTATGATAAACGACGACGCATCCCAAGCGTTTGCCATGCCAGGCAATTACGCTTTGCCCAGCGGATATAAACTGTCTCCCTATGGCGTGCCTACCTATACTTTTGCCAGGTTAGAGGATTTAAATTTAACGCCGCAGGAATTTTTTGAGCGCGTGCAAGAGGTGATGGAGGCAGCCAGGGCCGACTCTTATGCCGATAGGATAGCAATGGCCGCGCATACTTTTGGCAAGGAATTGACAGATAAAATATGGAGCGGGGCCTATGGCAAAGAAGCCATCGAAGCGCTGACCAAGGATGTGGTAAGTAATCCTGGGTTTTATGGCTATGACAGCAGAGAAAAAGCGTATGAAGCTATGGGCTACCCTAGTGACATGGCCCGCAGTCTATCTCGCGGTGGTTGGAGCTTTGGTGGAGACAGGGCGGATACTGGTGGCGGTTGGGATACTACAGGCGTAGGTGGTGGCCCGGATGATGATGCCTCTGGTTATGCCTGGAAAACGGGCGGATATATAAATCGACTGCTTGTGCCTCAAGGCGAGGACGGAGTAGCAGCCCTGCAATTTGGCGAATATGTAGTTTCGCGCAAGGGATTGGAATTTCTTGACGCAATCAATTCAGGCCAGATGCCCGGCAGCTTTGCCAATATTGCTGCTGAAATAAAAGCTTTGCGTCAGGAGATCAGGGCTACGCAAGTAGAGCTAATCAAGACCAACAAAAAGCTCTACAGGTTACACCAGAAATGGGACGTTGAAGGAGTAAAAACTCAATGAAAATAATAGTCCCGATTACCACAGATTTAAGACTATCCAATATCCCTGAAGAAAATGACTATCCACTATGGGATGAGACGTGGTTTTATCCTCCAGGTGAAATAGTATATTATATCCACGATGGAATAAAAGAGATTTTTCAGTCTCTTGAGAAAGATAACAATTTGTCAGAATGGGACAGTGCAACCGAGTACAGAAAAGATGATATAGTTTACTATCGCCATGACGGCCGTATAGATGCTTATAGATCATTGCAGGACGCTAATACAGGCAATATTCCATCCACTGCAACTGATTGGTGGGAGCTTATAACTACCGGTTACAATATCGGTAAGACCCCCTATGACAATCCCTCTAACTGGCAAAATCTGGGTGGTACAAACCGCTATAAGATGTTTGATACCTTTACCAATACCGTAACTGAGGCTGCCGACTATATAGAAGTAGAAATAAGCGCACGCAAATGCGATACATGCGCTCTGTTCAATCTGGACGCTACTACAATTGAATGGATACTCTATGATGAGGGTATTGACCCAAGAGAGCAGGTTGCGTCTGGTACCATAGACTTGCAAATTACAGGTTCAAGTTCATGGTATGAATATTTTTACAAGGATATAGAATACAAAAGAGACATTCTGTTCAATTTTCCTATCTATTATAATGGAGTTTTATATCTCAAAATAATCAAAGGAAACTCTACAGCAAAATGCGGTCTTTGCAGAGTCGGTCGAGGCGATTATATCGGACAGTCTCAATTGCCTGTAAAAACCGGAGTTTTAGATTTCTCTCGACGAGACGAAGACGACCGAGGGTACAGCTACCTCAAACCTGGCTACTGGACCAAGGATAATGATGTGGACGTAATGATCCCAACCAAGCAGATTGATATAATCTACCGCAAATTAGCGAATTTGCGAGGCACACCCCTGGTCTGGGACTGCAACAATGACGGTGTGTCTTACGAAAATTTATTGATATACGGAATATTCAGGTCGTTTGACGTTGTGCTGCCTGGACCTGTTTACAGCCAGGTCAGCATAAACATTGAAGGATTAGTGTAGAGGAGCGAAAAATGGCAATAAATCAACAAATTACAGACCTGCCCACTCCGCCATCCAGGAGTGATCCAGAAAATTTTGACGCAAGAGCAGACGCATTTCTGGCTTCTCTGGATAATTTTGCGGACGAAGTAAACCAGTGGGCACAGGAAGCAAACTCCACAGCGGATGAAGTCAACTTGAACACTGAGTTGACAACAACTTACAAAAATCAAACTCTCGAAGCGAGAGATAACGCTATTGCTAGTGCTGGATGCGGTCTGTGGAAGTCCGATATAACTTATAATACACATGATAGGGCAATTGGCTCAGATGGTTATACCTATTTATCTTTGATTGACGGTAATATTGGTAATGATCCAACAACTGACGACGGCAGTAGATGGCAGAAAATTAAAGTTATCGTCAAAGAAGGCGACCCAGAAGTGCCGTTTAAAGTAGCCCCTGCCACTTCAGCAGACGAAGCTCTTGCTAGAGGTCAAATAGAGTCTCAAGGTTTTATAAATCTTATTCAAAACGGTAACTTCGCTTCTTGGAGCGGCGGAACAGCCTCTACTCCTGACGGTTGGAAAAAAGCAGGTGACAGTTCACTTGCACAAGATTCAACTAATGTAAAAGTAGGCCCCTATAGTCTTTCCATTACTTACGGTACTGTATTAGAACAAATATATCAAGATATTCCTAATTGGCAAGACTATAGAGAAAGTACATTAACTTTCGGATGTTGGGTTTTAACTTCTACGCCAAATATAGCAAGACTTAAAATACATGATGCCACAACGAACATTCAATTTTCTCCTTATCACACAGGAGACGGCACTTGGCAGTTTTTAACAGTGCCGATTACTTTGTCTTCAGGCGCTACTTTAATACGTCCACATTTATTAGTCGAAGGAACAGGGACAGTTATTTATAGTGGAGCAGTTTTAGTTAAAGGAACTCTTGCTCTCCCTTACCAAGAAAACCCTCTCGACCGTGCTTTACCACGCTCTGCTGACTATGATTCAGGATGGTTTACTGTATCAAGAACAGCAAACAACACTGTTACTTTGGCTCACGGTTTAAGAACTATACCTAAACTTGTTATCGTACAAATTAAAGACACTACATACGGCTATATTTACACACATATAGGAGCTAACGGAACTGGCGATGTAAATACTGAATATCAACAACCTTTAACTGTTAGATATGACAGTACATATATTTTGTTAGACATTTACATAGGTCAATATTTAGTACAATACTGGACAGCAAGTGCAGATTGGATACAGCATGACAATCACGAGTGGCGTGTTTTAGCTTGGAGATAATGGAGGTAATATGTTTGTATATACAAAAGATAGTGTTGGTAATATTTTAACTGTAGCTGAAAAAGATATTTTAGCTGAAAACACTTATTACGCAAAATTTGAATACGAGGGTCAACGTCCTGACGGCCCTCTTGAACACTATACATTTGATGGTACAGATTTTGTTTTAAAACCTGCTGACGAAATAACAGCTATAGAAACAGAAAAAGAAGCTCAAAAAGTAAAACAGAAACGAGATAAACTAATCAATGAAGTTCTCTGGATGCTCGATAGACACCGTAACCAAAAAGAGTTCGGACTTCCAACCACTCTCACAGACACACAAGCCGCTGAAATAGCCCAGTACATACAAGATTTAAGAGATGTTCCTCAGCAGACAGGGTTTCCTTTTGATGTTGTTTGGCCGACTAAGCCTCAAATTTAATAGCTCAAAAAGGTGGCGGGTGTTATATTCGTCCGCTGCCTACCCATGTCTCCTCCACGTCCTCCCAGCGGAAATTTGTCAAAATAAAATAACATGAAAACCTTCCGCAAAACTCAATTTTTAGCCCCGGACATCTGGGGGGTATATGGCCTTTTCAGTTACCGATATGGACGTGCCCAGTCAGGGGGCTTCGGGACTGGGTGAGCATTATAGCAACTCCTGGATCAGGAAGGATGGTAAATGGCGGGTTGGTAGGGTGGTGTGGGAGGGGAAGAGAACATCCCTTACCCAATTAGATGAAACAACTTATAACTCCGCATCCAATTCAACTGATATCGCCAAAGGAACTGGATGACTGACGGTATTATCACTATTAGCTTCTAATATCCTTATTCGTGAAAACAGCTCGTTTCCCTGTACCAATTCCCATTTGTATTTATCAGGCAATCCGTTAACAGTAATACGCGGAGGGACCCTCATCCTATTTGCGTGGATCAGTTCGAATACACCAGGTTCTACAGGAATCACACCACCATGAATTGCTGGTATATTCTCGAATAAGAAAAGATGTAAAAGTTTCTCTAAAGTATCTCTTAATTCTTGTTCATAAGCAACTGATACTACCGATTGCATTAACTTTTTTATATGACATAGATACCAGAGAACATAATTCCTAGTATGTTCAGCAATTGTTGCACTCTGATTTACGAAATGTGATGAGGGATCAGAAGTTAAAACTGATGACGCAGTTATTGCAACAATCCCTCTTTTTCCAGTTAATGCCTCCAATATTTTAATAATTGAGCCGCCTTGGTCAGAAGAATTCCATTTTTCATAAAGAAATCTATTCCAAAATTTATCCGGAAGTGGTTCATCGTCAAGTTTGACTACTCGTATCTTGAAATTATTATCTTTCTCATATTTTTTTCTTGCGACAGCCATTTCAAGGGGAACCCAAGGCTTATCCATTGCAGCTTTAGAATGAAGTAACAAGAATGAGGCACTGTTTTCTATCCCTTTAATCAAAGAATCTCTTAGCTCATCGCCTAAAGTTAATAGAGCTTCGTCATACCAAACAGAAACACCATTTGAGATTGCGTTATAGTAAATTTGTCTAGCCAATTCTTTTGTAACTGAGCTATGACTTATAAATACTGAATGTGTAGCCATTTTATTTTGTTATCTAACGAGGTTGCAGAAAACCCCTTCTTGCTCCATACTTTTTTGGGTGAAAAGAGAAAGTTCCCACCCAGATTGTTTGCAAATTTGGCTAAGGCAACCTGAACCTTGAACTTGCAACGAAGATTAAACCCTCACAAGTTAAGAACCCGGCATACAAAAAGCTGTGGGTGAGTTCACTATCCGGTCTACGGCCAGATAACCTTCATAAACTACCTAATGCCCTGCATGCTACGCTATGTGGGAAGGGCGGACAAAATACCTCCCTTTACCTTATTAATTATACGATGCTTTCTTCCGGTATGGCTGACAATAAGCTGAAAAAGCTAGCTCTCGATTCTTTGTTTAGCTTCGCGATATTTTTGATTTTTAAAAGTTCCTCTACTGCGTTCGCTGGTGTTAACGCAGAAGTAAATGGAGCTCTTTCTTTGGCGAAGAATACTTTCCCAGATTCCTGTGCTATATCCAATAACTTCTTTATATCTGGATATCGCGGTCTTAGTGCTGCCGTTAAAAACAAACCGTCAAATACTATATAAATGGTAGCTATATGAGGAATCTCATACTCCGCCAAGGCCGAAAGAAGAGGTAACCTTGGATCAGGCCCATCACTATGGCTCATTTCTTGAGTTTCTTTTGTTGGAGATGCAAATAAAATCACCCGCTTTGTGCAATTACTATCAATAATACTAAGAATTGCTTGGAGATTCGTATTTGTATCTCTTACTTCATATCTAATGGCTTCCATCTTTCATCCTTAACGCATAATGTTTTGCATAAGCTACGCCTTGTGTACGCCCGTCATGGGCATGAACTTGGGTTTAAAGCCCCCAGTAGTTGACCTTATGTTGAGGAAATTCTTTACATTAAGCATTGGGTGAAGGCAAGGTCTGAAGGAAGCCGGAGTGCAAAACTGTGGGCCGACGAACAGAAACGCCATATAAGGCCATGCTTCTAAGTAAGGCAGCACTACATGTCGAAGCCCCAAGGTTAGGAAAGATGGTAAATGGCGCGCCCTAAGCAGTGAAAGTTCACGCTCTTATCTAGGGCAATTTTATTTAAGAAACGTGATATATTTTCTTATTACTGCGATCTGATATAACCTGTCCTAGCAGGGCCTTGGTTATGACCTTGGGTGGTGATATTTATAGATTATTTTTGGCGAATAATTTAAAGAGGCTAGCTTTTCTCAAATGAAAATTACAATCTCCTCCATTGCTCTAGTTTAATGCCTTTTATAAATTAGTGGCTTGTCAAGGTTTTTGTATCGAAAAAAAACTTCCGCAAACCTTCCGAGGTTTAAAAAAAAATGGACTGCATTTGGACTGCAAACTGCAATCCATTTTGACTTTTTTTGACAATTTTTGACTATTTCAAAAAAGCTCTTGACCTGGCATGAACCCTTGATATACAAGGCTTCTCAG